CCCGCCGCAGGCAGCTTCTGGCCGAGCTGGCGGCTCTGGAAAATGGCTGACATCCTGCTGGACAAACTGCCCCGCATGTGGGCAGGCAGGCCCATCGACTGGGATTTCCGGCCTATGGTCTGGTTCAACGGGCAGTATCTCCGCCTTCCGGAGGACGAAAAGGGCCTGCCCGAGCTGGCCCGGGAAACCATGCGCCGGTTTTACCGCGTGGCCGTCCCGCCGGAGGAAGAGGTGGACGCTTTCAAGGCGCTGGTGGAGTTCTACACCGCAGGCCCGCAGGAGGTATCCGACCGCCCCGGCAGCAGCCGCACCGAGGATCTGGCGCTGGACTACATCACCGACGGCCCCGCCATCGTGGCCGCGTTCCAGCAGGCATACGGCATCGACCTCACCCGGGCAAGGCTGCACTGGTGGCGGTTCAAGGCCCTCATGTCCAACCTGCCCGAGGAGACCCAGCTGGTGAAGATCATCGGGTTCCGGACGGCTGACCTTACGCAGTTTCAGGGCGCAGAGCGGGAGCGGCGTGCCGAGCTGAAGGAACGCTTCGCCCTGCCCGCTGCCCTGCGGAAAGGAGGCGGTCGCATTGTCACCCTGCAAGACCGCAACGAAGCCTTTGCGGCCCGCTTCCGGCGCTGACCGCGCCCCGGTGCTCTGCCCCCTGTGCGGCCGGCCTCTGCCGGTCTGGGCCATCCCGGAAGCCAGCGCCCGGGGCATCTGGGTCAAATGCAAGAACCCGGCCTGCCGCAAAGAAATCGAAATAAAACTCTAAGCCTGTGCCACTGTGCCTGCGCTCTTTTTCGTAAAGAGAGGTGGACACATTGGCCGCAGATTTTTCCATCACCGGCGAAGTAAAGCTCAACAGTGACCCGGCTGAGAAAGCCACGAGCAAGTGGACAGTGGCCGCAGGCCAGCTCATCGCGGACTTTGCCAAGAAAGCTGCATCCAGCCTGCAAAGCGTGGTCAAGAGCGGTCTGGACTACAACCGCAGCATGGAAAGTTATCTGACCAACTTCAAGGTCATGCTGGGCGACGAACAGCTTGCCGCCGAGAAGCTGGAAGAGATACGCCGGATGGCCGCAAGCACGCCCTTCTCCCTGTCCGACCTGACCGAAGGCACCCAGACCCTCTTACAGTTCGGCGTCGCGGCGGACGACACCACCGGCGTACTGAAACGTCTGGGTGATATTTCGCTGGGCAACGCGGACAAGCTCCAGACCCTCGTGCGGGCCTACGGCAAGATGTCCTCGGCCCAGAAGGTCACGCTGGAAAACGTCAACATGATGATCGACGCGGGCTTCAACCCGCTCAATCAGATCTGCGACGCCACTGGCGAAAGCATGAGCGCCCTCTACAAGCGCATCTCGGACGGCAAGGTCAGCTTCAATGAGCTGGAAGCCGCCGTGGCTGCTGCCACCAGTGAGGGCGGGCAGTTCTACAACGGTATGCTGGAGGCCAGCCAGACCTTCAACGGCAGGCTGTCCACCCTGAAGGACAACGTGGCCGCGCTGACCGGTGAACTGACCAGCGGGCTTTTCTCGGCGCTCGGGGACATCATCGTCAAGGCAAACGAGCTGGTCGTCTCCATCACCGAGGACGACTCCAAAATGGCCGCGCTCAAGGAGACCATCGGCGTCCTGACGGCCGCGGTCGTGGCCGTCACGGCGGCAGTCCTGAGCTATAAAGCCACCGTGGCAGCGACTACGGCCATCACGGCGCTGCAAACCGCTGCCACCACCGCGATGGCTGCGGCCCATAAAGCTGCCGCCGCAGGAGCTACCGGTCTGCAAGTGGCACAGGCGGCATTGAATACCGTGCTTTCGGCCAATCCCATCGGGCTTGTGGTGGCCGCTCTGGCAGCTCTGGCGGCGGGGCTGGTAACAGCCTACCACACCAGCGAGACCTTCCGCAACATCGTGAATGGGGCGTTTCAGGCCGTCGCCAGAATTGCCCAGAGCACCATCGGTGCGGCCATCGGCTGGCTGGATAAGCTGAGCTACAAGCTGAACAGCTTCCTTGGCAAAGACGGGTATACAGGCTTCGACGGCTACGACGACTACAAGGCCAGCAAAACGCCCGCCAAGACCAACACCACCACGGATGCAGACCGCCAGCGCCGCCAGCAGTTGCACGATAGCCGTGTAGCGCAGGCTCAGGCTGACCGGGCAGGCAGCTCTTCCGGTACCTCTGACGCGGCGTCTGCCGCTTCTGCCGCCGCAAGCGCCGCCCAGAAAGCCGCCAGCAGCACAAAGCAGGCGTCGGCGGAGATCGTCAAGTCCATCTCTGACACCACCACGGCGGTCATGGACGGCGTGACAAAGACCACCGAGACCGTCACGGAAACCCTCTCCAACGGCACGACCCAGCAGAAGCAGACCATCACCTCCACCAGCCGTCAGATGGTGGACGGTGTGCTCAAGGACATCAAGACCGTGGAGACCATCGCGGCGGACGGCAAGCGGACGGTCAGCCAGACCATGGAGACGGTGCGGGATTTGGTCAGCACGGTCAAGGACACCTCCACGGCCATCGTGGACGGGGTCAAGACCACCACCCAGACCGTGACCAAGACCCTCGCGGACGGCACCACCGAACAGCAGCAGGTCATCACCCAGACGCAGGACAAGGTCATCGACGGGGCGCTCCGCACGGTGGAGACCGTCAAGACTATCGCCGCCGACGGCACCGAACAGGTGGCCGAGACCATCAAGGACAGCGCCGCCGACACCCTCGACGGCCTGTGGAGCGAGATAAAAGACCGGGCCAGCGAGGGCGTGCTGGGCACCGTCGATACCCTGTGGAGCGCCGTCAAATCCGGCGACTGGGTGGGCATCGGCAAGTGGGCGGCATCCGCCCTCTACAGCGGCCTGACCAGTAAGCAGAAACAGCAGCTCACCGACTATGCCCTCTCGCTGGTGGACGGCCTGAACGGCGTTCTCGGCGACGCGGCGGGCAGTCTGGCGCAGACGGCGTGGAGCATCGGGCAGACGCTCTTCGAGGGTATCACCGGCAAGTTCGGCGACATCTCCTCCATGGCCGTCAAGATGGGCGGCACCCTGAAAAGCGTGTTCGGCGCACTCAAGGTCCCGCTGGCCGCTGCGGCCAAAGCCATCAGCGCCGGCCTCTCTGGCGGCCTCCTGAGTATGTTTCCCGCCATCTATGCGGGCTTCGCCGGCATGATCGGCACCATCGGCGCAGCCGTCGAAGGGATGCTGGCCGCTATCAGCGCGGCCCTCACCTCCACCCTCTTCGGCATCCCGGCAGGCCTCGTGGTGGCCGCTGCCGCTGTCGCTCTGGGCGTCGCCATCGCGGCCATCGTGTCCAAGCTGGGCGGAAGCCACAGCAGTTCCGGCGGTTCTGGCGGCAGCGGCGGGGGCGGCGGAGGTGGAGGCTCCGGCCTCGGCATCGACACCCCCAGCATCACCGACGAGTCGAACAAGCTGACGGACACCATCGACGCCAACACCGCAAAGCTTACTGAAATAAACAAGTCCCTCGCCAAGCTGGTCAAGAGCGCAAACGCCCTTGTCCTCAGCGACAACATGGCCGTGAGCAGCCGGGTGGCAGCATCCGGCACGGCACAGGTCGCCGCTGCGGCCAGAAGCTACCGCGAGGGCGACACCAACATCACCCAGAACATCTACTCCAAGGCCCACACCGCCGCCGACCTTCAGCGTGAAGCGCGCTGGGAGGCCGACCGCGCAAAGGCACAGAGCCGCTGAAAGGAGGCCATCCACCCGTGCGCAAAGACCATCTCCGATTAGTCACCGACGCCGGGGCATCCCTCGACCTCGGGTGGGACTACAGCATCCCCTATCAGATCGACAATCTCTCGGGCGTGGATGTCACCCTCAAGACCGCCCAGGGCGTCAACCAGCAGGGCGTGACCGTGGAGGGCCAGAGCGTGGAGGGGATCTCTCATGAGGTCATCGCGGATTTCTGGGGGCCGGATGGCGAGCGGCAGGCAAATCTGTTTTTGCAAAAGCTGCCCTTCTTCACCTCCGGCACGGCCTATTTCGGGGACAAATACTTCTCCCGGTTTTTCCTGCAAAAGACCCCCTACACCGTCCAGCTCCACCCATACCCCCGTCTCGACTTCATGCTCTACCGCCCGAAGCCCTACTGGTACAGCCTCGAGAGCCAGAACGCCGTCATGGGCGGCTTCGTGCCGCAGTTCCGCTTCCCGCTCTGCTACGACAGCCACCAGTACAGCGAGTGGCGGCAGAGCTACTTCCTCAATGTCAGAAACCCCGGTGCGCTGCCGGTGCCTTTCACCGCGAAGCTCCGCTCCTCGGGTATCGTGGTCAACCCAGCCATCCGCAACAGCACCACTGGGGAGCACATCGGCTTTGACACCACCCTGAACAAGGGGGACGTGCTGGAGATCTACCGCACCACCACCGACCGGCTGGCCGTCAAGCTCATCTCCGGCGGCGTGGAGACCAACGCCTTCGCCCTGCTGGACGAGGACAGCGACCTCATGGAGCTGCACCCCGGAGATAACGTCCTCACCGCCGACGCCGCCAGCGGCAAGGAGGGCCTGCAGGCCAGCATCAGCTTTTACCCTATGTCGGCGGGCATCCTGCCGGAGGCGATGAAATGACATTCGACATTCTTGACGAGACCACCCTTGCCAGGCTGGGCAATATCGACGTGTGGGTGTCGGTCTACTGGGACGAACCGTACAACACCGAGGGGAGTTTCAGCCTTGAGGTGCGGCCCACGCCCGAGAACCTGGCCCTGCTCCGGGAGGGCCGGTGGGTCGTGCGCACCGACGCAGCGGTCAAAATCCCCATGCGCATCTGCCACCGCTCCAACGAGAATGAGGACGCGAATCTGGTCGTCACCGGCTACCCGGCCACGTGGATCTACACCAAGCGGGTCTCCGCATCGGCCGTCAAGAACGAGGCCGCCGAGGCCGCCATGCTGGCCCTCGCCAAGGCAGCGGCTCCGTGGCCCAAGCTGGAGGTAGCCGAGCCGAAGGGCTTCGACACCACTTTTGAACAGCAGACCAGTGGCGCGACCCTGTTTGACTATTTCAAAACGGTGGGTTCTGCCTGCGACCTGGGCTTCCGGGTCATCCTCATGGGTAAAAACAGCGCAAAAAAACTCATGTTCGAGGTCTGGCGGCCTACTGCCGACCCCAACAACCGCTTTTCGCCCCGGTGGGGCAGCCTGCGGGAGGCCAGCTGGGCCTTCGGCGACGGCAGCTATGCCAACGTGGCGCTTGTGTTAGGCGCTGGCGAGGGCAGCAGCCGGGCGATGGTCTGGGTGGGCGACACCGATGCCGCCGGAGCCGAACGCCGGGAGATGATCATCGACGCCCGGGACGTCCAGCCCGAGGACAGCGAGACGAATACCAGCGCCAGCTACCTCAAAAGGCTGGCCGACCGGGGCGCGTCGAAGCTCCTCGAACAGCTCCGCACCGGCAGCATCGAGATGACGCTGGACGCCGACGGCCTCGAGCCGGGTGACGTCTGTTTCTGCTCTCTGCCGGATCTCGGCTACAAGGCCACCGTCCGGGTGGCCGACATCATCATTCAGAGTCAGACCGACGGCACCACCCGCACCGCGCGGCTGGGTACGCCCGTCTGGCACAAGATCTAGGAGGCGATAGCTTGAGCTCCCCCGGAATTATTACCTACCCGCTGGGCGGCATCACCTATGACGCCGAGGATGCTGCGGCCTACTTTGCCGGGCGCACCAGCGGCGTTTACAGCACCGACATTGATTTCGCGGTGGCTGCTGCCGCCGATGGCAACACCGACCTCACCGTCAGCGCGGGGCAGGCGTGGATGCACGTCAGCCGGTGGGTGGGCCTCAGCGTCACTATGCGGGAGGCCCAGACCCTCACGCTGCCCCTCGCGGACAGCGCTCTGCCCCGCATCGACCGCGTCGTGCTCCGGTACGACGCTACCAGCCGCAGCACCTCTCTGCAAGTGCTGCAGGGCGCGCCGTCCTCCGAGCCGGCAGGCCCGGACCTCTCCCGCACCGAGATGGTCTATGACCTCTGCCTCGCCGAGGTCTCCCGCCCGGCGGGCCAGACGGCCCTGACCGCCGCCAACCTCACCGACACCCGGGCGGACGAGGCCCTGTGCGGCCTGATGCGGGACGGAGTGACTGCCCTGCCCATCGAGGCGCTGGGCCGGCAGGCATTGGCCAAGGCCAAAGAGACCGCCGAGCTTTGCGACAAGCTGCTGGCCAGCTACAGCGGCGGCTATCTCGGCATCTGGCCCGTCACCCTGACGGCAGACGGCTGGGCCGACTGCACCGACGTACCCGGCTACGCCTACAAGCAGACGGCAGAGCTGCGGGCAGCGAGAGAGGCAAACGTCCCCTCCGCCGTACCCACCCCGGAGACCTTCACCGTGGCGGTGGCGGCGGGGCTTGCAGGCGTCTGCGAGACCGGGGCGGGTACTGTCACCTTCTGGGCCGA